CCATAAGAACCCAGACGAAGCGGATGACGCTCTGTGGGAATGCACGGAACGCGAGATGAGATGCAGGGAAAGCCGCGGCCGGATCCGGACGTACGCGGCGAAGAATTCGAGCTTGGACGGTCTGAAGTGTCTGGAGTACCTCATCGATGAGAGCAGCGAACAAACGTCGGACTGGATGAAGAAGATTTTCTCGGCGACTCCGAAGATGCGGGACGCCTTCCTAGTCTCAATCACTACGCCTGGCGGCCTCGAAAACGGGGGTAGGGATTCGCCCTACTACGTTCGCCGGCGCGTTGCCGTCGACGCTCTCAAGCGGAAGAACTGGAACGAGATCGACACGTTTGCGGCTCTGTTTGGCCTGGACGACGATGATGACATGCTGGACGAATCGACTTGGATCAAGGCTCAGCCCAGCCTCGGCCACGTCATCGGGTACGACGGATATCGGCGGCTTCTCAAGGAATACCAGTCACAAGGCAAGCTGTCCGACTGGGAGCGGTTCTGTATGTGCCGGTTTTCCACTCGGGATATGAATTGGATCTCGGGTGATCTCTGGGAAGAGAACTGCGGGGAGGTCCCCGAATGGCCGCCGGCGGACGCCAAAGTCTGGTGCGCCGTTGATTTCTCGAAGTCGTTCGACCTCAGCTCACTCGCGTTTGGCTGGTACCAGGGGGAGACTTTCTTCGTCCGCTGGCGTCACTGGGCTATCCGGAAAGAGAAGTCCGACATTCGCAGGGACTACCAGAGACATCTCGAGCAGTGGGAGACGCTGGATCACGTGGAAGTTTGTGACAATTCGGTTCACTACGACCGGATCCAATCCTTTCTCCTGGACCTGAAAAGCCGGTGCAAGCTGCAACCGATCGGCTACGACGCCCTCGGCGGGATGAACTTGGACGTCCAGGACTGGCACGCCGAGCTGCCGATGGAGCCGTTCCCGCAGACGGTGGTGGCCATGGGCCCGAGTACCCACCTTTTCGAGGAAATGATCCGCAACCGCAGAATCCGGATGATGGCTTGTCCGATAACGCTCTATGCTCTATCATGCGTCAAGATCGAATCGAACGTAAACGGTGACCGTAGAGTGACTAAGGGTGGGAGCCGCGGAATTGTCGATCCGATCGTGGCAGGGGTAATGCTCGCGGGCGTACTGCTCCGCGACAATGCCGAGCGTCCAGGTGCCTACTCGGATCTGGAGGACATCGCGTTCTAAGCCGGGGGGCTCAGCGATCGATATCCGGAGATTATTCCGATGGCCGAAGGTGACGGGCGGTGGTGGCGCCGGGACTGGTGGGGTCTGGTTTCCGACCTATCCGAACAACCAGGCGGACGCGGTATCACAGTTCGCGAACAACCCGACGCGAGCGATGCGACTTCCGGCGGTTCGCCGTGCCGTCAATGTGATTTCAAACGATCTGGCCCGGATGCCGATCAAGGCGTACGGGTACAGCGGTGACAGCTGGGAAGACCTCGGAAGAGTCACGGAAATTATCCGGCTCACCGAATCCGCCAGCCAGTTCCACACCGCGAACGAGTTCAAGCGATGGGTGTTCTCTCAGGCTCTGATCTGGGGAAACAGCTTCGCGTTGATCTCGAGAACAGGTACCGCTCTCGATCAGTTCATCCCGTTGAACCATGCTGACGTGACACTGCTCCGCGGCGTTGACGGAACCTACCGCTACCAGACTGCGGAGTACGGCGACGTCTCGCCGGCGGACATCCTGCACTTCCGGATGCCATCGGTGAACCGCCAGCTCTGGGGAGACTCTCCGATTGCCGATGCTGCACGGGCCATGGCTCTGTCCAGCGCGTTGGAGACCTCCGGCCTCGAGCAGTACCGGATGCCAGGCATGGGCAAACTGGCACTGACCACGGAAGAATCAATCGGAAGCGAAGGCGTACGAGCGATGCAGGAGGCCTTCAAGGCTTCGCACGCTGGACCGGAAGGAATGCTGCGGCCGATCATCGCTCAGAATGGGGCGACGGTTTCTCAAGTCGGTGCTTCACTGGTCGATCAAGAATGGATCATGGGTCGCAAGCAAGCCATTGAGGACATCGCTCGAGTCTTCGGCATTCCGCCCTACGTTCTGTTCAGCGAATCCGGAGCCGCGTACACCGCTGAGCAAGCCCGCATGTATGCCGACTCGCTCGCTCAGTACACCGCATCCTGGTCCGCAGAGATCACGCGGAAGCTATTCCCTGGCGACGACACAAAGGTCTGTTTTGATACCACGCAGCTGATGCGCGGTTCCTTCGGTGAAGCCATGAGCGCGTACAAAGAAGCGGTGCAGCTCGGGGTGATGACTCCGAACGAAGTCCGCAAGGAACTCGGGATGACCGAAATCGACGGCGGAGACGAAATGTACGTCGGGCCGAACATGACAAAGGAAGGGGGGACAACCGATGAAGATCGAACGCCGGCGAGCGATGACGCTTCGCCAGACTACGAAGACGACCTCGGGTGACCTCTCCGGGATTGCCGTTCCGTACAACGAAGCAAGCCATCCGATTCCGGGTGGCGGTCGGGCGTTCCGCGAAGTCATGTCGCCTGGTGCGCTCGAGTTTTCTGACGATACGGTTTTGCTCCTGCAGCACGATCCATCCGGGATTCCGCTGGCTCGAGTAGGCGCGGGAACTTTGCGCTTCAACGAAACCCATGCCGGTCTCGAGTTCTCCGCGACGCTTCCTGCGAACCGCGAAGACTTACGCGAAGCACTAGAGCGGGGAGACCTGGACGGATCCGTCTCGGTCGGAATGATTGTCGAGGAAGACGAATGGACACATGGGAAGGAATATTCCATGCGACGGGTGACATCAGGTCGCCTCGTCGAACTTTCCATTGTTGCGGTCGGAGCCTACGAAGGCGCGTCCGCGACCTACCAGGAGGCCTCTGATGGCTGATCTAGTTTCCAAGCGAGCTGAAGCCAACGAGGCGCGGAAGCTCATCGACGGAATTCTGTCCGTTGACGGTGAACTCACGACCGAACAGGTCAACGAACTCGAAACCGCGGACCAGCGATTCAAGCAGCTTGACGCCGAAATCCGCCAGGCTGAGGTGATCGATTCCGCTCGGGCCTCGCTTTCGCGTCCGACGTTCGAGTTTAAGAACGGCGAAACCCCGAACCCGGAGAAGCGCAAGAAGACCGAGGCCCGATCCTTCGAGGCGATGCTCGATGACGCCGGCGCCCGCCTGCTTAATAAGCTTGGCAAGCCCGTCGAAGGTCGCACCTACAACACCGTCGACGATGCGGCGCTCGTGCCGGTCGATCTCAAAGACGAGCTGATTCGTCGCCTTCCGAAGATTTCCGGAGCGATGAGCGCCAGTACCGTGGTCACGGAAGCCCATGACAACGAGATCGCCGCGGTCGTCAACCGGATCCCGACTGCAACGATCGTTGCAGAAGGTGGGAATTTCACCGCTGCCGAGGCTACGTTCCAGCGAATCCGATTCCGAGCGTACAAGATGCCGCTTGTCTCTTCGGTCTCGGTTGAAATGCTTCAGGACAACCGCATCAACGCGATGGCGGAAACCCTTCTTCAGCACATCGAAAGCTACGCGGAAGGCTGGGACGCGGCCTACCTGTCGACCATGAATCCAGCGGATGCAACGCGGACCGGACCTGGCGGACTTTGTGCCACCGCGGCCCACATCAATGCATTCGGGACTGATATCAATGATGTCGTGATGGGCACGGGAGATGTTGCCGTCGATGATATCACTCTCGAGGACCTGCTTGCAGTGCAAGCCGCTGTTCCCGGTCGATACCGAGCCGGCAATAAGTCTTGGATTATGAGTCCCGCAGTCCATGCGAAGATCGTGCAAAGTGTTTCCGCTGATGATCGGATGATCTTCTTCCCGCAGTCCACCGGAACTCTTCAGTCTGATCCGCTGTCGGTCGGAACTCTGCTCGGATCTCCGATCTACCTCTCCGACGCGATGCCCTCGGCCGGAGCCAGCGCCGTGGCCGCCCTGTACCTGGATCGCCGTTCGTACCGAGTGGCACTCCGGAACACGATGCAGACGCTTGAGAATCCGTACATCAGAGCGACTGAAGGTCTTGTGGAATACAGCAGCTTCATGCGAGCTGATGGCCAGTGGACCTTGGCGGAAGCCTCGGCTCGACTTGTCTACGCGGCGTCCTGATCTTCCTTCCTCTCTGGGGTTCGGGGGCTTCGGCCCCTGACCCCCATTCGATCGGGTTCCGATGCTGATCGTGACCTCGCAAAGTGCGCACCCGTTCCAGCTTGCGGAGTTCCGCGATCATGTGGGCATCGGGTACGACGACGACGATCCAGCGTTGCAGCGATCGCTGGACGCGGCGGTGCTGTTCTGGGAGACGTCGACTAGGTCGTTTACGCGAACGACTTCGCTCACGCTCGACTGGTACTGCCCGAGCGAGATGATCTATCTCGGCGGAGGCACGCTGGCAATGTCCGCGGTGTCACGACTGGACGGCGACGGTACGACGACGGAAGACGTATCGAGCCAGTGGTATCTCAACCGAACGGTCGGCAACTATGAGGCAACGCTGACCAGATCCGGAGTTTTCCGGGCGGGTGATCGCTATACCGGCACGTTCACCGTAACCGTCTCAGACATCGATCCGACAGTACGCGCCGCGGTTTACGGCCTAGCCAATCATCTATTCATGAACCGGGACGTACAGGTAGCGGGCCTTTCTCTCAAGACGATCCCGTACGCAGTCCGTGCCATTATCACCATGTACCAGCGGGGGAGCGTATGAGCGCCGGGCGGTACACCCACCTGGTGACGTTCAAGCAACCAGCGGAAGCGCTGGACGCTGCCGGCCAGAAGACCATCACCTACACCGCAGCGTTCAAGATGCGGGTAGATGCTCTGGTGCTTTCCTCGAGGAAGGCGGAGCAGTACGACCAAGTCCAAACCGGATCGGACACGGTCCAGTTTCGGATGCCGTTCAACCGCAAGATCCAAGTTGACTGGAGAGCGGAATGGGAAGGCTCGGAATGGGATGTCCGGACCGTTCGAGACATTGACGGCCGGCGGCGCGTACTCGAGGTGACTGCGGAAAGGTTCGGACAATGAGACCGCAGGAAATCGAAATCCCGCTCAAGCTGAAGTTTGACGCGAAGACGCTTCGCCGGCTCGAAGGCCGCGGCCGATACGGCGTCAAGAACGAGATCAAGACCATCGCCCCGTGGGTGCTCGATCCGACCAGGTCGACGGCTGCGAGTCTCTCGAGCAACGGTATCCGCGGAACCAGGCAACGGACCGCGGGAGCCGCGAACACTGCACGAAGCGGAAGGCTGAAGCGGGTCGGGGAGTTCTACACCGCCAAGAGCTACAACCGAGCGGGAGAAGAAACCAAGTCCGTCCGTCGCAAGGTGCGAGCGTACCGAGCCGGCGTCGGCAAGAAGTCCGCGTACCTTGGCCGAGGCCGAGCGGATTCAGCAGGCGGCGTGACCTTGCTTCTGAGCGTCAAACGGGGAGCGAACTACTACAACTTCGTTTCGAACTTCTGGAAGCACGGGTGGACCGCTTCCGGCAAGTCGATCCGCGGAAACCAGTTCATGACGAACGCGGTGACGCGGAATCTCAAATCAATCAGCCAGCGGTTCTCGCGAGCGGTTGCCAGGTCCGCGGAGATCGGAGACCGACGCCTTCGGGTTGCAGACTTGAAGGGAATCAAATGAGCGATTTTCATGAAGTCATGGAAGACGTTTTCACCGCGATTAAGACGCTCGACGAGCCAGTGTCTGCAGACATCCGGCAACGAGGCGACGTGATCCCCGCCGTGATCTACACGATGGATTCCGCAGAGTTCACCCGTACGGCTGTCGCGAGTGTCGCTCCCGTCCATGTGCGGATGCGGTTTGATTGCCTGCACAACTCAAGGATTGAATCCGAAGACCTGGCGACGGCAGTCCTGGCAAAGCTCAATGCTTCAAGCCTCATCGTTGCAATTGAATCAAACACTACTGACTTGTTCAGCCGCGGAGCGGATATCGAGCCGGTCTACCTCACTTCATCCGTCTACGTAATCACCTGCGAGGCTCTCTGATGGCAACCAACTTCAACGGAACCGACGTCACGTTTGGCGGTACAGCGCTCAACGTAATTGACATGAGCTTCAACGAGGGCGAAGTACCGCGCGTTGATGGAACGCACGCCGCTAGCGCCTACAAAACGTATGCGGCTGGAATCGCGGAGGCGGACACAGCTTCGACAACTTCGTATCTGTCGCCTGGTTCTCCCGGCGATACTGGCACGTTCACGACTGGGAAAATCACTGCCCCAGGCACGTTTCGGATCGAGTCTGTAGAAGAAACGGGTTCGATAGACAACTCAGTCACGTTTGTTGCTAACTACGTGAGGATTTCGTGATGCCGAGAAAACAACCGAGACTACTGAAGGTGCAAGAAGTTCTCGACATCATGCAAATCGAAGAAACCACCGAGCAAAACATCCAAGCGGTCATGGCAGCGATGGAGATGAGCCGCGAGGATCTCATGGACAAGACGCACTGGAAGGACTTCAGAGCATGGAGGGACAAAGTGATCAAGGAAAATTCGCTCGAATAGTGGCAGCGACTGCGATTCGGATGCAAATCTCCCCGCAAGACGTCCGCGGCATGAATTGGATCGACTTCCGGGAAGTTCTCAGGCTATTTGGCGTGACTGTTCGCAAGACTCCAGACGAATTGAGTCAGGAACTGGAAAGGTTCTTCAGGCATGGCGAAGACAACCGCAACGGTAACGGTCGGTGCTGACACCAAGCCGTTTGAAAAGAAGATGCGCGGTCTTGGAGGTTCGCTTAAAGGCGTAGGCGGCGCAATGCGAAAGCCGATCGGCGGCGCGATGTCTGGTCTCCGCGCTGGCATTGGTGGCGGTCTCGCGTTTGGTGCCATGGCCATGAGCCTTTCCGGAATCGGAAGTGTGATCGACAATCTAAAAGCGATCTCGCCGGCGTTTGCTGGAGCAATGAACAATCTATCGGTAGCGTTTCAGCAGGCGTTGCTTCCCGCAGCGATGCAGCTTGCAAGCTTCCTTACGAAGAATATGCCAGCAATTGCCAGTGGCCTGGAGACGTTTGGAATTGCCCTGGGAGATGCAATCAAATTCTGGACTGAGGACGCATTCAATCCGGAAGTCTGGAAAGACATCGGGGCAGCTATTACGGAATCTGTCCGGGACTCGATTGTCAGCGCAACCGGAGTTAGCGAAGGAACAGCGAACACGATCGTAAACGGAGTGACCAGCGGAAGCGGAACTGCTCAAGCAATCGCTAGCGGGGTCGGCCTCAGCCCAGACAACCGAATTGCAACCGCAATTATTGACGCTGTCGCTGGTCCTAGCTTGATGATCTGGGAGGCACTCGGGAATGCAACCGGACTGACCAGTACGGAAGGAGCGCAAAGCATATGACAGATCCGACTTTGTATTCTGCTGTCGTTTGGCGGGAAACTACTTCCGATCCATTGCAATACGGGCAAGGTGACTCGCGGAAATTGCAGTGGAACTTTTTTGGGGTCTACACAAAACAGCAAGTCGGATCGCAAGCGCCGCAAACGTCGTTAGCTGCGGTGCAAGCCGCGGAAACTGACGGAGCCAACCTACGGATCGACGGGGAATTCGTGCCTCCTGGCAGTTTGTCTGGACCTCCGGGTCTTTGGGTGCTGTCTGAAATGACAGTAGACCGAGCGCCGGGAACAAACGGAAAGTCTGACATCCTGTGGGTGTTTTCTTGCACGCTTGAATATTCGGAGCTTGCAAGCACTACTGAGCCATTTGTGCAGGTAACGCAGAACGCAGCGACTGCGAATGTATCAGCCTGGCGTATCTCTCCAACGATTCCAACGGATGATTTCACGTCAATCAATACGAATGACGCGGTGTGGCATGGTGCGACGGACATCGGAGGAAAGAAAGTCGATTGGTCCGGTCAGCCGATCCAATACGCGCTCCCGATTCACAATGCGTCGATGACGATCTACCGGCCGGCTCCGGTTTGGGATGACCAGGGGAACCGCGATCTTGGGGCCATTTCCGTCGTCTCTCAAGACTCGGTTCACATCGGGAAACGGAATACCGAAGCGCTCGGGATCTTTGGCGACGAAGGGTACGCGATGCTCACCGGAGTGAGTGCTACACCTTCAGGAAATGGCTTGTACGCAATTACCTACGCTTTCCGATATCACCCATTCAAGCATGCTTTGCAAGTTCCGTACATGGTGGGAAGCACGTTCAAAAAAGCGGTGAATACCAACAACGCAACGCGACTTAACAACGACATTGTTTGGTGGTCGCAGCCGCATTTGATCGGGGCGGATTTCGAGAACGTGTTGCAGATCAGTACGGAAGAATGGGAAGCGGTGGGGGTGACCTGATGTTGAACGCTACCGCATTCAATCCGAGTACCCCGGCCGTCTTCAAGATCGCAACCGCGACCAGGATTCTTGACGACGGCGCCGGGAACCAAGGACCGAAATGGAAATACAGTCTTGAGCTGGTGGGGTTGAAGTACGACGCCGCGACGTATGCGACCGGGGACGTGACGAGCTACGTGCCATCGCCGGCGGACCCTACGGCCCTGACTGGCTACAACGCTCACGAACTGGGGAACACCCTGACAAGCTGGTTCGGACTTGCGTCAACGGAATACAAAGGCCTCGAATTCAATCACTGCCCGATCGGCCAGGTCGTTCTTGCGAACATGGTTCCGTTCGAGATGCTTGATTCTTCCGGAGCGTACGCAACCGGACAGCCGGACAACGTCGCCCTGTTCGTGTGGGCTAATCAGCTTTCCGGGACGTGTTCCTGATGTCGCTTCAAACATGTTGTTGTGCCGAAGAATGCACATCGGACTATCGAAAGTTCGCGCCCTGTGACCCGAATCTCACGACAACGCCGATCGTGATTCTCAAGACGAAGTTCGACGAATGCGGATTTGGATCGGGTGTCTACTCGCTGACGTCGAATCCGATCTGCTCTGACAAGTATTGCGGCACGTGGGTCTGTGACAACTCGATCACCGATGACAGCGACTTCTGCACGAACGGGAATCCGACCCCGTGCGATTGCAGTACCGAGGACGTTTACTATCTCCTGCGGCCGAGCGACAATCCTTGCACGCTGTTTACGCTGCTCAGCTACATCGACGAATTGAAAGATGGTACGTGCTGCGACATTCGATGCCCTGACCGTAGCTCCGGATGTGACTCAGGCCCGGCCTCGCAATGCTTCGGAAGCGAACAGGTCAAGGGATGCATCTGTACTACTGCCGATGACCTGGCTTGGGACCTTGAAGTCAAGTGGATCCCTACGTCCGACAACGGCAGCCAGTCATCCAACCGTGACTACGGTACGGCTGGTGGTGGCATCGTCTTCGACAACTGGACGTCCAACGTAGCCATGAACCTTACTAGCGCTACGGCCACGCCGCTGAGCTTCACTACCTGTAGTGGCAGCTCGTCTGTCAAGGAGTACGTCTACAAGGTCGTGCTTAACTGGCAGGGCTCCGTAGACATGCCGAAGTTCCCCGGCTACTTCGATGACGGTGGTCAGAATGGCTACGTCTGTGAAGATGCCCAGGGCAATGAGACGCGAGTCCAGTCTTACTCAATCAATGAGCTCTGGTCTACCACCTTCACGCTTACCTTGGGTGTCAGCGAGGTAACCAACGCACCTGCCTACATGTACTGGGGCTTTGCTAACGCATCCGACAAAGTTGACTCTGGTGCCCCTACGTTCACATGCTTTGGTGGTAGTGGCAATGGAAACCTGTACGGGAAGTCCTACATCGCTGCTGCCTTCAGTGACTTTGGTAACCCCAACACTGGCTCCAACGTCGTCAGCGGTCCGGCCAACATCGCAGCCGAGCCGGGCTACACCAGTGGCCTGAGCGTCTGTGCAGGACTTGAGGACACCATGTACCTGACCAAGACTATGCCCCTTGGCTTCCCCGGCCTACAGCTAGACGGTGGGGGCTATGGCTACAACGCATCCTACGACGCCGGTGAGCTCCGTATTGAGCTAGCACTGGCTGTCCCATCCACGGTGAACTGTCCATGAAATCATTCAAGTTCAAAGGTCTCGGCGATGTCGTCGAGGCCGTCACCACTATTACGGGCGTGAAGGCTGCTACCAAAGTTCTCTCAAAGGCGACCGGCAAAGACTGCGGATGCGATAAGAGGAGGGAAGCTCTCAACAAAGCAATACCATTCAAGGAAGGTTCCGACTGATGAGCTGCGACCCGAACCGAATCGAACTCAGCAACCTGGCAACGACTCAGATCACGTTCACGGTCTCCGGATCTCCGGATGATGGGACAAATCTGATTCTCTCGATCCCTGGCTTGTCGATCTCGGAGACCGTATCGCTCACGAGCGGTTCCGGTTCCGTTTCAATTGGTGCCGTTTCCGCGGATGACTTCGAGATTTTCGACGCCACGATTCAGATCGGCACCAACGCGGGAGCGACCGCGGCGGCCGTCGTCGTTCCAACCACGAATCCGTCCGGCATCGGTGTCAACATTTCCGGTTCGGCCGTGACGTACTGCGCTCCGACTGGCGGAGGCGGTGTCGCCGGCGTTTCGTCGATCATCGCTGGGACAAACGTCACGCTCAGTTCGACTGGATCGGGCGGAACCGGAGACGTGACGGTCAACGCGGCCAGCGGGAGCGGTTCCGGGACGGTTACCGAGGTGACGGGTACGACGCCGATCTCGGTAGCCTCGGGAACTACAACCCCACAGATCACGCATGCAGACAGCGGCGTGCTGGCAGGCATCACCCCTTATCCGCGATCGTTTACCGTCAACGCTACTGGGCATGTCACGGGAAGCGTTTCAGGTACGGAGCCGTCGCCGTTAGCCGGAAGCACTTCAATCGTCACGGTGGGAACGATCGCCACGGGAACCTGGAACGGCACCACGATCGGCACCGCGTACGGCGGCACGGGTGCGACTTCCGTTCCAATGGTCGGTCTGATTACCGCAGCGAATGCCGCAGCCGCCAGGACGGTGCTGGAGGTCGTGAACGTCGGCAGCTACACCGGTCAAATCGAGACGGTTGCCGCGAAGACGTATACGCTCGATCCCGCAGCCGCGACCGATCGCACGCTCTCCGGGTTGTACATGAAGATTAGCACCGGAACGGGTAGCTGCACGGTGACAATCAAGAACGGCTCAAGCGATGTTATCGCGGGTCAGTCCGTCACGGCTAGCACGGGTGCCATCACGATTTCAAACAACCTGGCAGTGTCAGCAGATGACGCTCTGGCGATCGAAGTCACCGC